AGCCGATGGTCGCTAACCATCTCGAGACTGCGCAAACCAGAGATCCTGATTCGCCTTTCCTCTTTGCATCTTCTTTACTTTTGTTTGCTAAGCTCGTAGTTTTCGCTACGCTATAATTAGTTACCTTCTTCGCCTTCGACAAATCAACTGGTAGCACATTGCTGCGCTGGCCGGCTGGTCCGCCAAATTTGTAGAAGAGCTCCGCATGCAGTCAGGTTCTGCACCGACCCTTTCAGGCCTTGCCGCTATTGATGTTAATCAACCGCGACTCCCAGAGCAGCGACCTGCTCACCAGTGGGGTGAGCTGAAGGTGTGCAGGCACTGGGCTGGAGGAAAGGTAAAACCCCATCCGTAATAGATCAACACAGCCCCTGGTGGGCCATTCCCTATCACACTCTGGCCAAAGAGGCCACTCCACTAGAGATCGCTAAAACACTGTGAACCGAAACGCTCTAGTTCACTTAGGATCTCATCCTCTCTTTTACTGACGTAATCTGCAGGCAGATAACGCAGTTCTTCCTCCTTCCTACGCGCGGGCACCTTCAAAGCCCTCAGCTTCCCAAGATAAGAAAGCTATTTCCAGATCTTCACAGATCTGTACGCGTAGGTCCGACGTACCCCGCCCACCGTGGGCTTGAATACGTCTCTCTTCTTGCCCCCCTCCCGACCGTGCTCCCACTGATGCAGGAACATAGCTGTGGTTTCGTCGGGATCGAGCTGCCTCCGGACAGCTAAAAGCAATGTCGATGCCTGTGTGGGCGGCACCGGAAGACAGGTGAAGATCCTGTTCGACATTGACCTCTCTCGCTCGTGAGCGGGAAAGGACTTGGGATGTAGTCCAAGCTGGGAGGGCAAGAACCCCCATTTCTTACCAATTCGTGAACGAATGAAAGCATTCGTCCACTCAACCGAGCCCCGAACAGCAGATGCGCCGTGCATCATACCGGGATAATCAGAAAGAAATCCACCTCTCCTCAAGTGGCGAATCTCACGCCACTTGCCCTTAGCTCCCTTCAGAAATGCTGTTGAATTGATTTCGGCGACATTTTCTGAGCGAATAGTCTTCAGATCGTTTAACTTGTACCCGCTAGGGTATGAAGACGCTTCGAGGTAAACGTTTGCCGAGACGAGCGTGTCGTCTCCGTTTACTAGGATAGTCCCTTCTCTCCCGCCAAGCGCCCACAGAGCGGCGAGATACGAGTGAAGGGACAATAAAGGGAAAGAGAGGTAGCTCCCCATCATCTGCCCATGCGATACTTCCTTCTCCTCTCCGTCGCAATCAATAAGCGGATGGAGTGACTGAAACGCACGAAGACGTACAGGTCCTGGAATGCGGGACTTACGAAGTAAAGTCCCAAGTATTGCCTCTGTCACTTCAAGTGACAGGTTGTCTGTGGCACTCACCAGATCTACCGAGGTCTGGCAAGGGTAAACACAGGCAGATGAAATTACCTTCTCAGTCGGAGGTCCGACAAGACGCCATGGAAGCTTCATCAAATGTGAATCAATCACTTTGTGAAGAGGCGCTAGTATTTCGACACTTTCATCATAGATTACTAGTGGTCTACTCTTCCCAGCGCTCATGACCGCCTTGTACCGGGCTCTAACTGGCTCATCGATCGGAATAGATTTGCCAGTTAAGCACTGCCGACGGAAAGATCTTCCCTTCCCCGCAAAGAACAAATCGGCACGAGGCTGGTTCATTCGAGCGGATGCGTTAGGAACATGACGCCAAACAAAATCGTCATATTTCCGATCCCATCCGTAAGGGAAGATCTTAGAAACTTCCTTCCGCACGAAGCGGAGGTAGTCAGAAGGTGGAGAGGGGGGTATGGAGAAAGCGTTCGCCTCCCAAGACGAACGCTCGGTGTTTGCGCAACGAAGGCAACCTGCAGGCAGGTTGCGCTTAACTGACGCGACGGAATGGGCTAATTCCCATCGCTCGTGTTTGCGCAAACGTTGCAAGGTCGAAAGCCCGTCCGAAGACGGCCTTTGGCGTCGGGGAAACTTGACGCTGGGCCGTAAACGACCTTGCAAAAGAAGAAAAGAGAGGAACTTTGATAGTTCTCCTGGTCCCAGATCCGGTAACTCAATGTATGGCAAGCCATACTTGATCCGAATAAGTCTAAGACCATTGGAGATAGTCTCTCTTGTGTCATAGTTGGCCCGAAGGCAACTTCGACACGTTTGAACCTCAGAACCAGTGTTGGGTTTAACTGAGGTAGCGGTGTGCTTCCTTGATGGATGTGCACCAGACGTCATCGGAATTAGCTGAAAAGCGTTCGGTCGATGACGGGATCCTTTAAC